TCCTGATATCTTGCCTGTGCCGAAGGTAAGCAGCGATCCGTTGATCTATAAGGGAGCCACGGTAGGTGAACTATCGACGATATTCAAGCTGGATCATCGTGTTGTTCGATCGAAGCTTGTAGACCTGAAGCCTTCAGGAAGCCGCGGCGCGTCTGATGTCTACGATCTTGCGGCGGCGGCGCGGCTGTTGGTTCGTCCGTTCGATGACGCTGAAGTCGTTGAACGTATTTTGCGAATGAACCATACCGAACTTCCGAAGATGCTTTCCAAAGAGTTCTGGTATGCTCAAACGCAGAAGCAAAAATACGAACTGGCAGCAGGTGATCTTTGGCCTACTACGCAGATCGTGGAAATGGCAGGAGATGCGTTCAAAACGCTTCGCTTGTCTTTACAGCTTCTGCCGGATACCATCGATCGAGAAGCAACGCTTTCGGAAAAGCAACGAGAGACAGTGCAGAGGGTCATCGACTCGGCGCTGAATGACATGCGCGAGAGGTTGATAAATGGCTTTGAGAACAGACGAGTCGCTTCGGGCAGTGGATCGGAGTCATCGGAAGAAGACGACGAAGACGAAGAACTATAACGATCTTGCCTCCATCTGGATTGACCTGACCGAATTGCTTCGTCCACCGGAGCGGATGACGGTTAGCGAGTCATCGGAAAAATATGTCCAGTTAAACAACCCCGGAAGTTACATCGGGCCGTATCGGGTAAGCCAAGCTCCATACATGCAAGAACCGATGAATGTCTTGGTTAGTCGTCAGTTCACGTCTTGCGCGTTTGTTGGACCTGCGCAGTCCAGCAAGACGGAAAGCCTGATTCTGTCGTGGATCGCCTACAGCGTCAAAGTCGATCCCATGGACATGATCGTTTACAACCCGACGCAAAGTGCCGCGCGCGACTTCAGTTCCCGGCGAGTCGATCGAATGCACCGCAACTCTCCTGAAATCGGCAGCGTGTTGCTGAAGAATCGCGACAGTGACAACAAGTACGACAAGCACTATCGCACCGGTATGATATTGAACCTGTCTTGGCCAACTGTGACAGAGTTCGCGGGACGCCCTGTTGGGCGTATTGCGCTGACGGACTACGATCGTATGCCTGACGATATCGACGGCGATGGCAACCCCTTCGATCTAGGCTCAAAGCGGACAACCACGTTTGGAAGCTTCGCCATGACGCTTGCCGAATCATCGCCGTCCAGGCCGATCGAAAACAACAAGTGGATCAAGAACACCCCGCACGAGGCACCGCCCTGTAAAGGCATTCTAGGGCTCTACAACCGCGGAGATCGCCGCCGCTTCTACTGGCCGTGTCCGCATTGCGACTCCTATTTCGAGGGCCGCTGGACGATGATCAAGTGGAAGACGAAGAGAACGGTTCTCGAAACCGCCGAAACTGCCTACATGGAACCTCCGTGCTGCGGCAAGCCGATCACGCAGCAACAACGGTTTGATATGTTGCAATGGGGTGTTTGGCTGAAAGACGGCGAAACCCTGGATAGCGAAGGCAATAAGTGCGGAGAAGGTGTTAGATCGTCTATGGCTTCGTTCTGGTTATTCGGTGTTGCCGCAGCGTTCACCAACTGGACTAACCTTACCGTTTCCTATTTGAATGCGCTTGATCAGTTCGAGAAAACGGGAAGTGAAGAAGAACTGAAAAAGTTCTTTAATACGGACCTTGCGGAGCCGTATGTTGCCAAGGCTGCGGAGTTGGAACGACTGCCGGAGGTTTTCAAGGCCAGAGCCGAAAAGCTACCGTTCCGTGAAATAGAAGAAGTGGAACGTATCGATCGCCCGAACAGCACCGGATCGGCTATTCGTCCTTTGGTGCCTGCCGGTGTTCGCTTCATCGTTGCGTGCGTTGACGTGCAGACCAATATGTTCGTGGTCCAAGTTCACGGTATTTTGCCGGGAGAACCTTTCGATATCGTTGTCATCGATCGCTTTTCCATTCGCAAATCAAAACGGGTGGATCTTCAGGGCGAAAGCGAATGGGTGAAGCCGGGAACCTATGTAGAAGACTGGTCGGAAGTAACATCCAACGTCATCAACGCATCGTATGAGCTATCGGACGGCAGCGGGCGAAGGATGATGGTTCGATACACCGTATGCGACTCGGGAGGGGAGGCAGGCGTCACTACGCAAGCGTATAACTACCAGCGTCATCTGAAGCGCGAAGGTCTGTCTGGCCGGTTTCACTTGGTAAAGGGCGATCCGCTCCCGAGTCGTCCTTTGACGCAAATCGTTTTCCCCGACAGTAATCAGCGCGACAAGCTTGCGGCGGCTCGCGGCGACGTTCCGGTTATGCTGATCAACTCGAATCGCGTGAAGGACATGCTGTCAAATCGCCTTGATTGTGTCACACCCGGCAAAGGCATGTTCCGGTTTCCGAATTGGCTTCCGGATTGGTGGTTTGCCGAAATGTGTTCTGAAATCAGGACCGATAAAGGATGGGTTCGCACCGGTAGAAGGCGCAACGAAGGTATCGATTTGTCCTATTACTGCATCGCCGCTTGCGTGTCCGTTATGATCCGTGTTGACGGTATAGATTGGGACAACGCACCTGGATGGGCTTCGCCATGGAAGACTAACGATTTGATCGTGGATGCAACATCCAAAGAAGCATTTGCAATGTCAGACAAAGCCGTGTATGACTTCGCGTCACTTGGTAAAGTATTGGCTGGAAGTCCAGGAGTAGCTAATGGTCGCGCTAACAGCATGCCAGCGTTTGCAGGAGGCGGATCAGGCTTACCATGATCTTCTTCGCGGCGCTGCCGTAAGGTCGGTGAGCGACGAAAGCGGCGAGAACATTTCGTTCACACAAGCCAAATCCGCCGATCTTCTTCTATACATCATCAACCTTCAGCAGCAGTGCACGACCTATCAGGCCACGGCGATCAATCCGACCGTTCGCCGTCCGATGACGTTTCTGTTCGGTTGACGGGTTTGAACATCACCTTTACGGACCTTACCAAGCTTCCGACTTCGGTTGTTACAACCGTTTCTGGTGGAGCGGGAGGCGCACTTGCGATCGGCGGTGCGATGGAAGGTGCCGATAACCTCAATCGCGAGACGGCGCTGTGGAACGCTTCGATCCGTCCTCCTGATCCAATCATCAACACGGTCAAGGAGACGGCGGATGCCCGTGGCCGTGACAGTGTTCGCAATGACGGCTATATCAGCGGCGCGAGTTCGATCCACAAGAACTCGATCATCGGAAGTCAGTATCGCCTGAATGCGCGTCCAAACTGGAAAGCCATTGCCCAAGCGACGGGTAATAAGGGCTTCGACATGGCGTGGGCGACGGAGTTCCAAACGCAGGTTGAAGCCAGGTTCGGATTGCTTGCGGACAGCACGGAATGTTGGCTTGACGCGGAGCGCACGAACACCTTTACCGGAATGCTTCGCTTGGCGATCGGCGTGTTTCTTGCGACCGGAGAAGTGATCGCCACCGCGGAATGGGTCAGGGACAAGATGCGTCCCTACAAGACGGCGATCCAGATGGTTCGCAGTGATCGTCTATGCAATCCATACGGATTGATGGACACGCGGACGCGGCGACGGGGTATCGAAAAGGACGAGCAAGGCAGGCCGCTTTCCTACTGGTTCCGGAAGGGCGAGAAGTTTGACCCTTATCCTGACGATTATGCGTGGATGTGGGTAAATGTCCCGGCCATGAAGCCGTGGGGCCGCAAACAGGTCATCCACATTATCGAGCAAGGCGATGTAGGCCAGTCGCGCGGTGTGGCCGATATCGTGTCGGTGCTGAAAAACATCCGCATGACGAAGAAGTTTCGCGAAGTCGTGTTGCAGTCGGCGGTTGTCAACGCGACGTATGCCGCAGCGATCGAGTCGGAACTTCCGAATGAAGCTGTTGCTGTAGCTCTAGGCCAGGGTAACGGACCGGGCGGCGGCATCATGGGCCTATACGCCCAATACATGGGTGCTTTGACGCAATACCTTGGCGGCGCAAACAACATCGCCGTAGACGGGGCGCAAGTACCGCACCTGTTCCCTGGCACGAAAATGAAATTGCAGAACGCCGGAACACCCGGCGGTATCGGCACGAATTTCGAGGAGTCGTTGCTTCGGCATACGGCTGCCGCCCTAGACATCAGCTATGAATCGCTGTCGCGCGACTTCTCGAAAACCAACTACAGCAGTGGTCGTTTGGCCATGAGCGTTCAGCAACAGGCGATGTCGGCCCGCAAGAAACACGTTGCCGATCGCCTGGCCGACAACATCTATCAACTATGGCTTGAAGAAGCTTTCAACGCGGGCGAGATCACGTTGCCGAAAGGAGCAAACAAGAACGTGTTCTACATGCCGCTCATGAAGGAAGCGTTCTGCCGTTGTTCGTGGATCGGTAGCGGCGCTGGCCAGATCGATGAACTAAAGGAAACGCAGGCGGCGCTGTTGCGTATCGCTGGCGGCATTTCCACTCACGAGATCGAAGGCGCGCGGCTTGGTCTGGACTGGCGTGAGATAGTGGAACAACGGCAGATGGAGCAAGAGGCGTTTCGCGCTGCCGGTGTCATCGTGTCCTACGATACGATCAAGCCGAACGGAACGCAGCCCACGGATGTTGTGAGCGGACAAGGAAGCGGTCAGTCAGGAACAGGTTCCGACTCCACGACGCCTGATCCGGCTGAAGAAGGTAGCGGCGGGGGAAACCAATGAGCCGTCAAACGGCACGTCTGATTCTTGATCAGATGAACATGCGTCCCGCTTTGATTGCGGAGCGGTATGCACGCGGCATGGATATCTCGGATGTTACATCCGTGGGGCTGCTTGGCGATGTTCGCGAACTGGCAAGGTGCGATCATGACAAGGAAATGGCGGGCGATAAAATACGTCGTGGTGCTTTGGCTGCTGCTTATGGCTATAATGATCCGTTGGCGGAAAAGCCGTTCGTCTTCGTAGACGGCAAAGCGATCATCCCTGTTCACGGTATCCTGGTCAACCGCTTTGCTTATTCGTGGTCCTTCATTACCGGCTATAACTTCATAAAGAACCAGATCGATGCAGCCATGGCCGATCCGGACGTTGATGGTATCGTCTACGACGTTAACACTTATGGCGGCACGGTAGCAGGCTGTAAGGAAACCGCCGATGCCATCTACGCTGCGAGTCGTAAGAGTGGTGGCAAACCTTCGTTGGCAGTAGTTGATTCCAATTGCTACAGCGCCGGGTATATGACAATGAGCGGCGCGGACAAGATCGTCGTAACTCCATCCGGCGGTGCGGGATCGATCGGCGTTGTCCTTATGCACATGGACGTATCCGGTGCGTTGGAGAAGTTCGGTGTCAAGGTGCAGTTCATCACGGCACCAGAGGACGGACACAAGGTTGACGGCAACCCTTACGAGGCGTTGTCCGCAGAAGTCAAAGCCGATCTTCAGGCAGAGATCAACAAGATGTATGGCGTTTTCGTATCGACGGTGGTTCGGAACCGCCCCAATTTGTCTGCGCAAGCTGTCAGGGATACTAAAGCCCGCTGCTTCCTCGCAGATGATGCACTGGCGTTGGGTTTGATCGATGCTGTTCAAACGCCGCCAGATGCGCTAGACGGGTTCTTCAACGCGACAGACCCCGACAACGTAACCGGTATGCCGGACGATGATAACCCCGGCGACGGTGACGACGACACCGATCCAACTCTACAGCAGAAGGAAGCAGACACAATGCCCGAGACACCGGAACAGAAGGCCGCTCGCGAAGCGACAGAGGCAAAGGCCACGAATGATGCAGCCATCGCGAAGGCCGCAGCAGATGCCCGCACCGCAGAACGTGCGCGCGTAAAGGCTATCACCGGTTCGCCGGAAGCCAAGGGCCGTGAAACCCTTGCCGAACACTTCGCGCACAACACGGACATGAGCCCGGAAGCTGCCGTGGAAGCCCTCAAGGCCGCGCCGAAGGCCGAAGCGGTTGCGCCGACGACAACGACCAACGTTACCGCGGGCGGACCGGTCAACCCGTTTGATAACGCGATGAACAATTCGCAGAACCCGAACGTCGGTTCCAACCACGCAGACGCCGCGGCTGGCGGACCTGATGCGGACGTTCGCATGAAGCGGGCGCAGGAAATTCTGGCGGCTCAAGGTCGCGCCGTTCCAACGGCTCGGAAGTAACAACCGAAAGGTTTTGACGCAACCTGACTTTTCCGTTAACAACGAAACATCTACGGAGTAACGCACATGAGCGGAAGCTATCAAGACCCATACGCACCGTTGTTCGATCCCGACGGCGCGGACTTTCCGGCGGTCTATCCCAACACGCAGGCGCAGGGCGTCACCAACGTCTCCGGGTTTACGCCGTTCGAGCTATGGGCAGGTGAAGCCGACATCATCACCAGTCAGGGAACGGCTGGTGCCAACATAAACCAGTTTCAGGTTCTGACCGTGGACGGAAACGGCCACTGGATTCCGTGGGCCGGTCCTGGTGGCATAAACGCATCGATGCCTCTTTTCTTCACCGGAGTCGTCAACGATGGCGACACGTTGACCGTCAACGGCAACGTTATCACCTACGTTGCCCATGAGGCGGCGGAGAACCAGATCGACATTCGCAGTCTTACCAACACGCAGATCGTCTACAACACCAGTCTTATGATCAACGCCAATCAGGGTGAATGGGGCGTCAACGCTTCTCCAAGCGGCACTACGCTTGTCGTGTTTGCGAATGAGGACGGGACTGCGGGGAACTCCATCGCGGTTTCGCACACGGGGACTGGACTTATGCAGGGCACCGGGTCGGGTTCGCCCTTTACCACGTTGTCGGGAGGAACCGCCGACAACTCTGCGATTAAGCCATACGGCTTCGCGGCGCAAGCTGCTGTGGCCGGTGGCCCCGTTCCGGTCTATGTCGGCGGTGCGCCAAACCATGTTGCTCTCGGGTGGCCGACTCAAGTTGCTAGCTTGGACGAGCGTAAGATGGCGTTCCTTGGAACGAACATCATCGTCTCGGCTCTCCTGTAGGGTAAACGTCCATGTCCGGCTACCAAAATCCCTACGCTCCCGGCTACGAACCGGGAAACTCTACGACAGCGGTTCGCGATGTTCCGTTGGCGCAGGGCGTAAAGACGGTCGGCGGTTTCACGGCTTTCGAGTTGTGGGCCGGTGAATCCGATATCGTCACTACGCAAGGGATTGCGGGAGCCGATCTTGTGCAGTTCCAAGTCGTCTCTGTTGACGATCGAGGATACTTCATTCCATGGACAGGAACAGGCGGGACCAACGCGGTAGGTAACTTCGTCTTTAACACGATTCCGAACGAT